CGTCAACCGGAGTTTCAGGGATATTAAAGCCTAACGGCGCGAAGGAGGGGATTATGAAAACATACGTTGACGAGAAGGGCAACCAGTATCGAATGCGGCAAGTCAGTGTATACGGTTGGGAAATGGAGATCAAGCGTCCCGGCAGGCGGTGGGCATACTGGCATAATGGGGCTTCAGTTTATGCTCGCGAAGATGCTGAATCTACTCTTGATAGTTATGCAGAATACCACGGTTGGCGCGAACTAGAGGAAGAGGAATGATACCGTTTCATTGTGGCAGTCAGTTTACAGATATGAAAATATACGTTGACGGTATCAGAGATATGTGTGAGAAGTATCAGGCTGAAATTGATGAGTTGAATACTGAGATTGAGGAGTTGAGGGATGATGTCAAAGCCGAAGCGGAGTAAGTACGGTAACGTCCGCGTGCAGTTGTGGGGCCACTCTTTTGATAGCAAAGGGGAGGCTGCACGGTATTGGGAATTGTCGCAGATGGAGAAGGCCGGGGATATATCTTCGCTTCAGGTGCATTACAAGTTTGATCTTGGTGTCTGCAAGTACGAGGCTGACTTCTGCTACAGGGACAGGCAGGGATCCTTGGTTGTCGAGGATTATAAATCAAAGCCGACGCGCACGGCAGCTTATCGGATTAAAAAGAAGCTAATGAAGAAGGTGCATGGTGTGGAGATAACTGAGGTAACTGGAGTTTCGAGCGCGGCCAAGGCTGCTGTGAATTTTGAGCTAAACAAGCTGGAGATAACCAAGTAGTAATAAACTTTTGATGAGCTGATTGACCAGTGGCAGAAGGCCGGAGGGTAGCAAATAGAAAATTGGCCTCCCAACCATCCTGGAGGCCCCAACCTTAGTAGATATCACGTAACAAGTAGGCACTTAGATTGTATCAAAATAGGGGTTGGGAGTGCAAGGATGGCAACGGAGAATACAGTGTCAACAAAGCCTGTGGAAATGTCCATAGCAGTTGATTTGCAAGAGCCGCAGGGGCCGTGCGAGATCATTGTCGATAACCTGGACGACATAGCCGAATATGACCCGATAATGCCGACTGAGGACGACTACGCCTACATTGAGACCGGCCCGTTCGCCTGTCTCATCAAGGCTGAGATAAGGCAAATAGCAGTCCGTGCTAGAATGACCGCGCGGCAGGCTGAGGTGTTCGAGATGGCTATGAACTGGGGCCTGGACAACTACGCCATAGGAGACATCCTGAATTTGGATGAGTCCACAGTGCGCTACCATTTGGAAGCTGCCATAAAGAAAGCCAAGAAATTGGAGCATGTGGGAGTGATGACGGTCATAGTTGAGACGTTCGGCTGGGCCGGACTCAGGGATTTGATGAGGGAGTAGCGATGGCATTTCACGCTCAAACTGCTGAGTACTCCCGCACGATTTCAGCTATATATATAGGGGGCAAATTTTGTAAGACCCCCAGTAACACTTCATTTCTCTCCTTTCCTAAGGGAGCGGCAATTAGGGTCAGGTGGGATAGTTTGCCGCTCCCAATTTTTATTAATCATTACGATGCCTTTACAGATTGGTGGAAACTATCGGACAGGGTGGTCAGGGAATACGTCCACCCTGAATTCAAGGTTAGGCAGGTAGTATGGCAGGAAAAGGCGCTCCGCCAAAACCGATAAAGCGGAGGACATGGAATTTCCCGGTTAAACGTCAGAGGTTTGTTGAGGAGTACATCAAGGACTTCAATGCAACCCAGGCGGCACTGCGGGCTGGGTATTCAAAGGCGTCCGCCTACTCGACAGGGGCGGCGCTCCTCATGGATCCTGTAGTATCGCAGAAAATACAGGATGCTTTAACAGAAAGATCAAAGCGCTGCCAGATTGATGCAGACAGGGTTGTACTCGAGCTTGCGGCGATTGCATTCTCAGACGTTAGTGGGCTTGCGGAGTGGAATGGTCAAAAGGTTGTACTCAAGGATTCGCAGGGGCTGTCGCCTGAGGTTACAAAGGCTATCCAGTCCCTTGATTCATCCAGGGGCAACGTCTCAGTCAAGTTACACGACAAACTTCGCGCCCTTGAGTTGTTAATGCGCCACCTCGGGATACTCGATCCCAGGCGGGTAGGGGATGCAAGTGAGCTACTCGAGCTCGTCCGGACCATCCAGGAATCTCGAGCAAGGCTGGAAGGTGGATGCGAGGAATCGTCTACGGATTAAATCACTCCTGCTATGAAAACCTCCCCGTAGCCGTCACCCTAAAGACTATGTCACTATCCAGACCCACCTAAAGCCAGGAGAGAAAGAATTGGGTTTTGCGTGGTATCCTATATCTCCAAAGGGCCTACGATCAATCGCGGAATCAACAGCGCGTTTAAACATCTGGCACGGCGCGGTCAGGTCGTCGAAGACTATCTGTTCTATTATCAGGTGGATTGAGTACCTCTATGAAGGGCCCCCAGGCCATCTCCTGATGTTTGGCAAGACGGAAAGGACCCTCAAACGTAACATCCTTGATCCACTCGAGCAGATAGTGGGCACCCGCAATTTCGAATACAACCGGGGCCTTGGGGAGTTGTACTGCTGTGGGCGGACAATATATACCGTAGGTGCCAATGATGAGCGGGCAGAGGGGAAGATCCGTGGTGTTACACTGGCAGGGGCGTACGGGGATGAACTAACGATTTGCCCGGAAACGTTCTTCAAGCAGGTACTGTCACGCTTGTCTGTCAAGGATTCGAAGTTTTTTGGGACGACCAACCCAGGCGGGCCCTACCACTGGCTGAAAAAGGATTTCTTGGAACGTGAGGGGCAGTTAAACCTGAGGAGTTGGCACTTCAACCTTGATGATAACCTGGGTCTGGACCCGGAATACGTGCAGGCCCTCAAGGCTGAGTATACAGGACTCTGGTATAAACGGTTTATCCTGGGACTCTGGGTGATGGCTGAGGGAGCCGTCTACGACATGTTCGACGGAGACGTGCATGTGGTGACGGACCTGCCGGAGATGACCCAGTACTGGGTCGGAATCGACTACGGTACCACCAACCCTACCGTTTTCCTGCTGATTGGAGCAGGGGTAGACAAAAGGCTCTACGTAGTGGACGAGTGGAGGTACGATTCCAAGCGCTACGACGGTCGGCACAAAACCGACCAGGAGTACCACCGTGCACTGTTTTACTGGCTGCAGGCCCGCAAAGTACGTCCTCGCTGGATATTCGTGGACCCAAGCGCCAGTTCATTTATAACGCAGATTTCAAGGCCCGGCCAGCTTAGGATTCCAAATGTGGCACTTGCCAGCAACGACGTGCTCGAAGGAATCCGCTGGACCAGCTCGCTTCTGGAAAGCCGGAGGCTGCTGGTCCACAAAAGGTGCCAGGGGCTGATTGACGAGCTTTACGGGTACACCTGGGACTCACGTGCAAGCGAGAAGGGCAAGGACGCCCCCTTACAGCAGGACGACCATGGGCCTGATGCCCTGCGGTACGCTGTGCTCAGTACCATAGACACCTGGATGCCCTGGCTCGGACCTAACGAATTAAGAGCAGCCTGAGGAGACAAAAATGCCGTTGCCGACAGACCCGAAAACGCAGTGGCCACCCAGATCCTGGAGCCGCATTTACGCGCTCTACAAGGAGCACAGTGCTTGGTTTGGTGGCGACCCCGACACCCTGGCCGGACTTTATGGTCAGAGACTGTACGGACTTGATGTGGCCCAATTCTTCGCTGCCCAGGCAGGTCACCGACCACGCTTCTGGTCAACGGATGTTCAGAACGAACGCCGGACCATGTTGCATGTGCCGGTAGCAGGGGACATTTCTGCAACGAGTGCCTCGCTGCTTTTCAGCGAACATCCGAAAATACGCATACCAGAAGCTGACCGCGAATCTCCGAGTGAGACAGCGGCAGTAACGCAGGACTGGCTGGAAGACCTGTTCGAAAACACTTTGTTCTACGCCAAGCTACTAGAGGCTGCGGAAGCCTGCTCGGCGCTTGGCGGAGTGTTCATCAAGGTGGACTGGGACTCTACCTTGAGTGAGTACCCGATTTTCTCGGTTGTACAGGCAGACCAGGCGGTTCCCGAATTTCGGTTCGGAATCTTGACTGCGGTAACGTTCTGGGAAGAGGTGGAGCGAGACGACCGCTGGGTCTGGAGGCACCTTGAGCGCCATGAACCTGGGAAAATCCTGCACGGGCTTTACCGCCAGCGTGTGGGAGCAACAGAGGACCAGCTCGGCGAACCGCAGAGTCTCCAGGCTCACTCTGCGACCGCTGGGCTGCCTCTCTCCCAGGATACAGGGCTTGCAGGGCTTGCGTGCGTGTACGTGCCGAACATGAGGCCGAACCGCAGGTTCCGTTCTAGCTACCTAGGGCAGAGCGACTACAGTGGCAGCGAGGGGATCTTCGATTCCGTGGACGAGGCCTACAGTTCGCTGATGCGCGACATCCGACTGGGCAAGGGCCGTATCATAGCTCCGGAGAGCTTTTTCGAGCACGACCCGGACAACCCAGGGGTAATGCAGTTCGACGTAGACAGGGAGGTGTACGTGGCTCTTCACTCTGTAGCGAACGCTGGCGCTCCCTTCTCGGACTCCATCTCCGTTCACCAGTTTGCGATCCGGGCTGCTGAGCACCTAAGCACAATCGAGAACCTGCTGATACGGGCTTACACTAACTGCGGCTACGCACCACAGAGCTTCGGGCTGCTGATTGCAGGCTCAGCCGAGAGCGGGACTGCCCTGCGAATTCGAGAACGCAAGAGCTTTGTTACTAGCCAAAAGAAAGCCGAGTACTGGAGACCAGCCCTTGTGGAGCTGGTTTGGATTGCGGAGCAGGTGGCACGTATACACCTGGGAGCGCGGATTGTACCGCTCAAGCCTCAGGTTGAAATTCAGGACAGCGTGGTCTCGAACCTGGACGACGTTGCGAAGAGCGTCCAGCTTTTGCGGGCAGCAGACGCCATGAGCATCCAAGTTGCTGTTCGAACAGCACACCCGGACTGGAATGACCAGCAGGTTGCGGAGGAGGTGGCTCGAATCAGGGAGGACAACGCTCCCGAACCCGCCGTGGACGTGCCTGGACCGTTCGATTTTCCGCGGGAGTAGCTTATGCTTTCGTCAGAGCTCAAAAGGCAGGTCTATGCCCAGCGTGTCCGGGAAGTGTACCGTGAGGCTGAAATCCGCATGATTGAGAAAGTCCGGCGGAGGATGGAACGCGGAATCACTGAGGAGGGCTGGGCCGAGAAAAAGCTGGCTGAAATCCAGAGACTGCAGTACGACATTCACAAGACCCTGGAGGAAATGGACTGGGACCCTGCGGACCTGGCTGAGCTGACCGAGGAGGCCTACGAAGTCGGGAGCAACCTGGCTCTGGAAGAGCTGGGGATTGAAGCAGAGCGCTCGCGGATTGCCGAGCTGGATGCACCCCTTGAAAACACGAGACGCATGGGTACGCGCACCCTGGCAAGGGCTGCCGTCAACAATCTGGAGCACGCTCAACTGCAAGTTGTTCGCAAGGCTGCCGACCACTGGAGGCGTGCCATCACGGACGTTTCGGCCCAGGTGCTCGCCGGTACTTACACGATTCGGGAAGCCGTGCAGAAGGCCCTGAACGATTTTGCTGACCGAGGTTTAACCGGGTTTACCGACAAACTAGGCAGGCAGTGGTCACTAGCAGGTTACGCGGAAATGGCGGTACGGACAACTACCGCCCACGCTCAGATTCAAGGGCATATGGACCGGTTGGCCGCTAACGGAAGAGATTTGGTGATAGTTTCGGACCACATGGGCGAGTGCCCTCTGTGCAGACCGTGGGAAGGCAGGGTACTTTCGATCACTGGGACGCATCCTGACTACCCGTCTGTTGCGGAGGCTACTGCTGCTGGTCTCTTCCATCCAAACTGCGGGCATCGCACGCATCTCTACACTCCGGGTCTTTCGATAGACCTGCCACCGCAGGGTGAACCGGAAGACTACGAAAACCTGCAACGCCAGCAGGAGTGTGAGCGAATGGTGCACCACTGGAGGAAACGAAAAGCGGCAGCCGTTACCCCTGAGGAAAAGCGGAAAGCGGAAAAGCATCTGGCTCACTGGCGAGCGGAGAAGGCTAGGGCAGACGAGAAGGTCAAGGCCAGCGGAGAGAAAATTCGAAAGCAGTACGATAAGTGGTTGCAAAAGCCCGCCGAGCTTGTCGGGAAGGCTCCACAAGCACCGAAGTCTCCTCTTCCAGGGGTAGATGGCGCAAACCCAGAATGGAGGAGAAAATGGGAGCAGGCTGTGCAGATGTCCAAAGAAATTGACAGGTTGGCTGAGAAGCACGGCATGACCCCTGACGAGTACGAGGACGCTGTGGCGAAACGGTTGAAAGAGCTTGTAGACCGTTCGCAGTTTTTCATTCGAACTCCCAGCGACGTTCTGGAACAGATTTTGGCAGACGGGCGTTTCAAGTCCCAGCATGAGACAAGCAGTGCAGGGGGGTATTTTAACCCACGACTAAGGGCAAACTTCGAACAAGCGGTTTTTGGAGTTGGAAAGGATAGTCCCCTGGAAACTCGTCCAATTTACGGTTATGTGGATGCTCCGGGTGGTTTGAGTGCTAGGGGATGTCGTATGTACGGGGATGTGGTTGTGACCCTGAAGAAAGACCGTGTGCTGGAGCGGACCACCATCATAGGCAGTGACAGTCTTGATGCGAACAAATGTGGTGAGGTAGTACACCTGGTACCTGTACCGGCAGCAAAGCCTACCGTGCATGGGTTTCTCCCTGGGGAGTGGGAGTATCAGCCTACCCTCAAAGACCTCCTGGAATTCGAATCTTTGCAGGACGCTTGCTCTCCATACTGTGAAGCTCAGTACCACGGCGGAGTAACCTTGGACGACATTGACTACATAACCTTCACTGGTACCAGCCCTAGCCCGAAGGTGAAGCGTCTTCTGAAGGAGAAGGGCATCAAGTACCAATGCCTGTAAGTTTAGCTAGTGGGTGCATAGAAATGGAAATTGTAGCGAGACGGGGGGAAACCTCATACCTTTTGGAAACCGCACCTGGAATAGGGAGGGTGTTGGACCTGGAGCAGAAAGTGCTGTTCCCGGAGTTCAACATCCAATCTATCATAGCACGCGGGTACTGGGAGTCTTACACAGGTTCTCAGGATGAGCTGACGAACCTGCTTTCGCAAGTTTGTATCGAGCAAGCCGACGGGCTTAAAACGGAGCGCTGACGAGCCTTAAACGGGAGGATAAGATGAATTTCAAGGACTTGGGGAAGTTCATACGCTACTGGACGCCGGATGGCGATTCCGGTGGAGCCGGTGGTGGAGGAACTGGTTCAGACGCCGTG